CACCTTTATAATCTATTTCTGATCAGATGGCAGTTACTGGTGGATATGGTAATAAAAAATTAAATCAAAAACAAATAAAAGATCTAAAGAAAAAAAGAAATTCTAATATTGTTTGGATGAATGACAGATGGATATATAAAGAGATACAACCGTACGTTCATCAAGCAAACACAAATGCAGGTTGGAATTTTCAATGGGATTATTCAGAGTCATGTCAATTTACAAAATATGAAAAAGGTCAATTCTATGATTGGCATTGTGATGGTTGGGATAAACCATACATGAGAGAGGGTGATGACCCTTCAAACGGTAAGATAAGAAAATTATCTGTAACTGTTAGTTTATCAGATCCAAAAGATTATAAAGGTGGTGAGTTAGAATTTGATTTTAGAAACACGGACCCAGATAAAAAACCTAATATTAGAAAATGCACAGAAATATTACCAAAAGGATCATTGGTTGTGTTTCCTGGTTTTGTTTGGCATAGAGTATGTCCTGTCAAAAAAGGATCAAGATATAGTCTTGTTATATGGAATCTAGGATGGCCATATAAATGAGTTTTCCAAAAAAATTATATTTAGAAGAATATTTTAAATGTCCTATATGGTGGGCAGACGAACCTAAGTTTGTAAAAAAATTAAACAAGGCATCTGATAAATACATAAAAATGTCACAGAAAAATTTAAAAAAACAAATAGATGACAGAAATAATAAGTTTGGTGATAAAGGAGATATGGGACATGTGTTTCATTCAACAAGTCTAATAGGTGATCCTAAATTTAAAGAATTGACAGATTATATCGGTGCGACCGCACATAATCTATTAGATGAAATGGGTTTTGATTTATCTCAATATCAAGTGTTTACAACAGAACTGTGGGTTCAAGAGTTTGCTAAAAAAGGTGGTGGACATCATACATTACATACACATTGGAATGGTCACATGTCTGGTTTTTATTTTTTAAAAGCAAGTGAGAGAACATCGATGCCTATGTTTGAAGATCCAAGACCAGGTAATGTTATGAATCTTTTACCAGAAAAAGATAAATCAAAAGTCACACATGCAAGTTCACAAATTAATTATCAAGTTAAACCAGGTAGAATGATGTTCTTTCCATCATATATGCCACATCAATATCTTGTTGATATGGGTTACGAGCCGTTTAGATTTATACATTGGAATTGTCAAGCAATACCTAAATCAGTTTTACAATACAAAGGAGAAAACGATGTCATTCAAAAAAAATAAATATACAGTTTTAAAAAATGCCATTAGTAAAGAAATGGCTGATTTTTGTTATGCTTATTTTAAAAATAAAAAAAATGTAGCTAGGGTTTTATTTGACTCTAGGTATATATCACCTTTTACAGAGTATTGGGGAACATGGAACGATGAACAGGTGCCAAATACATATTCACACTATGGCGATCTTGTTATGGAAACATTATTACAAAAAGTAAAACCTACGATGGAAAAACACACAAAATTAAAATTATCCGAAACCTATTCTTATGCTAGAATATATAAAAACGGAGATGTTTTATCTCGTCACAAAGATAGATATTCTTGTGAAATATCAACCACATTAAATCTTGGTGGTGATGATTGGCCGATATATCTCGATCCAACAGGCAAACAAGGACAAGCTGGTATAAAAATAAAATTAAATCCAGGTGATATGTTGATATATTCTGGATGTGATCTAGAACATTGGAGAGAAGAATTTCAAGGTAAAGACTGTGGGCAGGTATTTTTACACTACAACAAAGCAGGGTCTAAAATGGCTAAAGAGAACGCATTAGATAAGAGACCTTTGATAGGTCTACCTGCATGGTTTAAAGGTGCGAAGTTGACTAATCCTACAAAATA